CCCATACCCATCCCCAGACCCAGACCCAGACCCATACCCAGGCCCATACCCATACCCATCCCCAGACCCATCCCCAGACCCAGACCCATCCCCATCCCCAGACCCAGACCCAGACCCATACCCATACCCATACCCAGAAATAGATTTATTTGAATCCACGGATATTCTCCTCTGAAACACCAGAGCACACGGTGATCGAGTAGTCCTCAACGATCAGTTTTTCAGACTCAATCGACGTTTTAGATCCCTCTCCCAATCCTGATTTTGCAACGCCCTCGTACCATTTTTCGCAATCAGACGGAGGAACAATGCTCCAGAGCCTTCGCGCGTTACTTAAATGCACAAATCCAACACCATTTTCAACAACTAATCCAGCATTCACGCCCTCGTTTCGAGTTCGCACAATGACGTATTTCCCAGAAAAATCAGGAACCGCTTTTGCAGTGCTGGTGCTGCCAAACATTGACGCTATTTTTTTCAAATCGCCAAGCGTCATTTCATCAATATTCATAATCTCGCTCTCTATGTGTTTGCGTTAATTGAGTAACTATAATACAATGACCTCACCGAAACATCAACACTATTGGAGAAATAAAAATGGTGGGAAAAACATGGGCAACAGTGTCTGCTCTGTCTGCTGTCAAAAAACTTGATCTTGGTTACACGCCAAAAAACCTTAACATCCTAATGACCGAGCTAGGTATCACCCGCAGGATGGTGGCCAAAAAAACAGGGGTTGCTCCCAACGCCGTGACGGCATGGAGAGCGCCGATTGGCACTGCACTGCACTGCACGATGAGCGCCGAAAAATGGCAGAAATTCTTACAGATGCGAATTGAATTAACAGAGGGGAAATTGAAATGAGCGCACTACAGAGAGTAATCAGCATGACCAGTCTCGAACTAGCGGAATTCTCCGGCAAACGCCACGCCAATGTTCTGCGAGACATTGAGAAAATGATTCGCGCAATACCTGAGCTGATTGAGCACAACTCAAATTTGAGTTCGTCACCAAAATTAGAGCATAGCCCACATTTGGGTTGTGCTCCGGTAACCGAATCAATCTACACCAGCGCCGATAATCGCCATCGTAAAATGTACGTTCTCGACAAACACGCGACAATGACACTAGCGATGGGGTGGAGCGCACCGCTTCGATACCGTGTTTCAATTCGACTCGACGAATTAGAGCAAGATCAACAGATTGCCGCGCCACCAGCAGCGCCCCTTGAGAGTGAGCTGATGTTCGCCAATGCTGCCGCCGACATGTTGCGAATGAGCCAAACCAGCAAAATCCGAATGCTCGGCACGGTGGCCAAAAATCACGGACTCAATACAAACCTGCTCCCCGATTATTCGGAGCATGAGGGCTTGACAAGAGCCATTGGTGATCTGCTGCGCGAAAACGGCTCTACATTGTCTGCACAGGCCGCAAACCGGATATTGATACAACGAGGCGTATTAACCGAGTTATCGCGCAGAGCGGCACGAGGGGGTGTGAAGCGGTTTAAATCACTGACTGATTCAGGGTTGCGATTTGGCCGAAACGAAACCAGCCCTCAAAACCCAAACCAAACCCATCCGCGCTACTACGTCGATAAATTCCCAGAGCTGTTGGAGTTGATCGAATCGCAGGCAAAAAAATAGCTCACTTGGAGTGAGCTAAAACACACAGTCGCGGAGAGGAAAATATAGCAACTCCGCGCAGTATACCAACAATCCGAGGAATGACAATGAAAAACAACTACGAGCTGGGCTACACACCAGCAAATCTAAAAATGATCCAGAAAAAACACGGGATCAGCAACAACAAAATGGCCGCTAAACGGGCGGCCAAATAATCAAACACACGCTGCATTATAGCAGCAAAGGAAGTTTTGACAATGGCCATAGACAAACTGGTTAAGCACCAAGCTGGCATCCCATTCGTTATGAATTCGCGTGACGTTATTCAGTCGATTAAAAATCCAGAGGCGCTGGCAATATGGGTCTACCTGCAAAGCCTGCCTGAGAATTGGGTATTCAGAGAGACGCAAATCCGCAGCCACTTTTCAATCGGTCGCACACGATACTTGTCTGCAATGCGAGAGCTGAGAGAGTCCGGCCTGTACCAAGTAAAGCGCCGCAAGAACGATGCGGGGCAGTTTATCGGTAGCGATTACCACATCTATGCACTGCCACACACCACGGATAGCGAAGACCACAGTTGCAGAAACCCACACATACGGAAACCCACAGGTGTGGAAACCGATACCGATATTAAAGGAGAAGATATTACTAAAATAGAAGATATAACTAAACCAGAAGAGAAAAAGAAGGCGCAAGCGCCAAAACCCAAAAATCTGGCTTGGAAGAAACTAAATTACAGCAGTTGGCCTGCACTGCCTGATGACGAACAGATGGAAGAGATTATGCAGAACAGGCGGAAAAAAGGCGGACGCATGACTCAACGAGCAATGGACCTATCAGGTAAAGAACTGGTTGCAGCAAAGGAGGCTGGACACGACATTCAAGACTGCTTCGATGTTTGGGAAGCGGGAAACTGGATTGCATTCAACGTGGAGTGGTACAGAAACTATCGCGGACTAAATGGCACAAAGGCGAGGCAATCTAGGCCATCAAATTTCACTGGATTGGATGAAGTGGTACACAACGAGTTCGACCAAACCCCACGACCTGGAGACGCTTTCTGATGCCGACACCTTGCGAAAAAATATGCAAAAACTGCGAGAACTTGGAGATGTCTACTCGATACAGCTATTTCGGAAACTGCATTGAGCGTGGCTGCATAGTACTTCTGTCTCACTCATGCCGTGATTTTGATGTGGATAAAGCATCATTTTGTGGTGTGTGTCTATGCCCAGCGGTCGAGGAGCCGCATAGCAGCCTAGTCTGCACTGGTGATGGCACTCACGTTGCAAGTCAGTGGGATTTAGAGTGGCGTGATTTTGGAGATAATCCATAAAAACCTGTTGCACCAATGCGCCAACCGCACTATAATAGACCCATACACACAAACACACAGAGGGTTGAGGCGATGACAGACAGAGAGTTTATTTTGAAAATTCGGCAACATAGGCGCGCGGCGTTAAGCGCCGCCAACACCAGATTGGCAAAAGCTCAGGCCGATCTTGATGCCGCGCTTGCTGAGAGAGATAGGGTCCAGGAGGATTTGTGTCGCACGCCGAATCCAAATTCATTTTCTCAAGAAGATTTGGAGGATTTATGACAACAAGCGGCAATCAACTGTCAGCCGCTGCTGCTGATTCACTGGATTCACGCGACGAGGCAATCGAGGCTATTGCCGAGGAATTGGTGAGCGGCAGTGATGAGTCTGTGATGGAGTCGGTAGCCGACTCTGACGAGCTGTTACCAAAATTTGACGCGCTGTTATTTGAGGCCGTCAACTCTGGTGACGATGCCGAAAAATTGGCGGCAATTGATGGTATTCGTGAGATTATGGTGCAGGCTGTAACGCCAATCGCTGCTGAGATATTCGAGCAGCAGAGGGCGGATGCAATCGAGGCTGCTGGTTACGATGACTGACATCAATCAATCACTCAAAGCATTGGCGCAACACGCGCCAACCGGCACTGTCGCGGCCTCAATCGACGAAATGGAGGCTCATAACGAGTCTGCCAGGCGCGAATGGGCGAAACAATGGACAGCACAGCAGGTGGCGGCCATCGGCATTCCAGAGCGTTGCAATGGCCTGTCTCCGTCAACTCTCGAATCACAGACACCGGATCAGAAATCAGTGATGGATCGAATCACGGCGTGGGGAGAAAACCTGAATACCATTTTTGAGCGCGGCATTCACTGCACACTCAAAGGTGGCGTGGGTACAGGAAAATCCTCAATTGCTGGATGGATGGCACGGAAAGCGGTGGTGTCGGGTCGATCTGCAAAAATGATTGCGTCTGATGAGTTGTTTGATTCGTTGAGACCGAATGGTGGGGCGGTGATTGAGAAATACCTTGAGCCGGATTTGCTGATCATCGACGAAATAGGTGTGACGGCTGGCAGCGAGTTCGAGAGCCGGATAATCACGCGCATCATCGGTGATCGTGATGCAGCTATGAAGCCCTGCATTCTGATTACGAATCTGGATCACGGGAAATTACGGGTGGCTGTAGGTGATCGTGCGTTTGATCGCTGCTGTTCTGGACGGTCGGTGATCGAGTTTAGTTGGGAATCGTTGCGCGGCAAGTCGGTTTTTTGAAAATAGTTTAAATAAACCCTTGCGCTAATGCGCCCACCGCACTATAATAGACCCATACACACAAACACACAGAGGGTTAGGAAAATGAAAACAATTAACGACATGAAATGGATCATGACGACGGCGTGGGGCTTTGTTAAAAACGATGCGCTTTCACTGAGTTCTGCGCTGAAGCAAGCATGGAAAGAATATAAGGCTCTGATTTCACAGCCTGCTTTTGTTGAAGTTGTTTTTAGCACAGCAGATCAAGTGGCTTTGTCTGAAAAAAACGGATGGTCTGATGATGTTGATGCTGCTGGTGTCGTGATCAGCAGCAAATCAAATTTTGTCTGCAGTCAATGTAGCTCGTGCAGGGATTGGACGACCCACTGCATTCAGGGGATGGATGCAGGGTTTCTTGAGTCTGACGGAACATGCTTTGATTATGAAAAAGGGTCTTTCGGTGACAACTTCTCTGCAATTGTCGGCACTGCTTGCGGGATTGTCGAAATGAGCGACAACGAAATGGATCTGTATCTCTAACAACTTTGGAGTGAAAAATAATGACAACACTAGCTGAACTATGCTCCGCGCATCACGCGGGGTCTGCTGCATCGGTAAGTAGAATAACAGGGGTTCCTCTGCGAACTCTGAATGATTGGGTTGTGTCCGATGTTAAAAAACTTGGGATGATGCTGGTTTCAGTATCAACTGCTAGATCAATGTCGCCCGCAGATGCTGGCGAGCCTGCGATTAGGTTTGAGTTTATTAAAACGGTCGCAAACCGGATTTCTGATCTGCTGGAATGCCTAAAACGCGAGGATTTCGGCTACTTTGATGCTGAAAAGCTGGAATTTTACTCAAATATTTTGCGGAGGGCTTGCAATGTCTGATTCTATATTTTCAGCACTGTCTGAAATACAAAAAAAACTGGTTGCTAAAAAATCCAAATTCAATGGTTTTGGAAAATACAACTACAGAAGTGCGGAAGACATTTTTGAGGGGCTTAAACTTGTTTTGGGCGACTGCTCTGTGACAATCAGCGATGATATTATTCAGGTTTCGGATCGTATTTACGTTAAATCAACAGTGACAATTCACTGCGGACATGAAAGCCACTCGGTTTCTGCGTTTGCCCGTGAGCCACTGGAAAAAAAGGGAATGGATGCGGCTCAGGTTACTGGGTCAGCTTCGAGCTATGCGAGAAAATACGCTCTGTGTGCAATGTTTGCGATTGATGACGGGGTTGACTCTGATGCTGCTGGTGATGGAGCTGGCAAAAACACAATAACATCGAGTCAAGCGGATCAATTGAAGCGCCTTATCAAGGAATCCAACTCAGATACAGGTCTGTTTTTGAAATGGGCAAAATCCGATACGATTTCTGGAATTAACTCTGAGATATTCGACAGAGCCGTTTCAATGCTACAGAGTAAAATATCATGATCATCACTCACTACGAACAAGGTGAGGACGTGTGGCTACGGTCGAAACTCGGCGTGTTGAGTGCGTCAGTGATCGGTCAGGCTGTCACGACGAAGGGCAAAAAATCCGCAAGCTGGAAAAAGCTTCTTTTCAAACTTGCAGCGGAGCGGATAACTGGGAAAATCGAGGAGGGCTTTAAATCTAAATGGATGGAGCGTGGCAATGAGGTCGAGCATCGCGGTAGAGAGGTGTTTGAATTCATGCTTGATGCAGAGGTGCATGAGACGGGATTGATCTACAAAGACGATGATAAGCGTGTTGGTTGCAGTCCTGACGGCCTTGTCGAGCTGAATGGTGAGCTTGGAGGGATCGAGATAAAATCACCCTCGCCTGCTGTTCATCTTGAATACCTTGTTGCTGGCAAATTGCCCACGATCTATTTTGGTCAGGTTCAATTCAGCATGTGGGTTACGGGTTTGAAATGGTGGTTCTTTGTGTCGAATCACGATGATTTTAAGCCTCTGATTCTAAAGATTGAACCAGATGAAGAGTATTTTAAGGCCTTGGATCTGTATGTGCCAAATTTCATTGATGAAATGGATTGCGTGTGCAGGGCAGGAGAATGACGCTTGATCGGATTGTGGTTGCTGGTTTTTCGGTGTTCGTGATGATCGTGATTTTGGGGAATATTTGTGGCTATTGAGTGTTTTGTGACAAAAACGGGCGAGGGGGCGCTTCAGGTGACCGGCGGGGATTCGATTTCGTCGCTGGCGCTTGGCGGCACCTACCGCGCCAAAATCACCACCCCATCTGCGCGGTCACTGCAACACCATCGGCTATACTGGGGCGGCCTGATTGCGCTTGGGATGGAGTATTGGGAGCCTGCTGGTGGTCTGGTGTCGAATGCTGAGCGTGTTGGCGTTCAATCATTCGCGGCGTTCCTCGATGATTCAGCGCAGAGCAATGGCGCGGTGATGATTGCGGCTAGAGAGTATCTTGAGGAGTTGACAGAATCTAGGCGTGACATGGTTCACCCACAGCCGGTGACCGCAAAACAGTTCAGTGATTGGGCGCTCATGGAGTCGGGCATCGTTGATCGGTACGAGACTCCTGCTGGCATTCGAGTCACACCCAAATCCATATCGTTCGGCAAAATGGATCAGAGAGAGTTCGGAGAGCTGTATAAGGCAGTTTTTTGCGTGATTTGGAGATACGTTCTGAGTCGCAATTTTGAAAATGAATCAGACGCGCAGGCGGTTGTTGACCGTTTGTGTTCGATGGGGTAGATGATGGCTAGAGGAATTAATAAGGTTATTTTGGTTGGCAATTTGGGCAACGATCCAGAAGTGCGTTACATGCCCAGCGGCAGCGCGGTGGCGAACATCACCGTGGCGACCACCCGTTCGTGGAAGGACAAGCAAACCGGTCAGCAGCAAGAAGAGACCGAGTGGCATCGGGTCAGCTTTTTTGGCCGTTTGGCGGAGGTGGTCGGTGAGTATCTGAAAAAAGGCTCACAGGTCTACATCGAAGGTCGTCTGCGGACTCGCAAGTGGCAGGATAAAACCACCGGTGCAGATCGTTACACCACCGAGATTGTCGCCAACGAGATGCAGATGTTGGGTGGTCAAGGTGAGCAGCAGCAGAGACCGGCACGGCAGCCTGCTCAGCAGTCAGGCGGATATCAGGCGGCAAAATCAGGCGGTCAGCCTGCGCAGCATCAAGCGCCGCCAGATGATCTTGATGATGATATTCCGTTCTGATAACTGCAATAAAATCATTCACGCCCAGCCAACGAGCTGGGTTTTTGGCGTGCATAATTTAAAATGGTGGTGCTATGAGTTTGGCAGGGCAGTATTCAGAGACGTTTGATCGGTTGTGGCAGTGGTACAGATGGAGCAGGACGGGCGGCGTTGATCTGACATTTCCGCACTCACAGTCATTTGCTGGCATGATTGACGGAGTATCTGGGGCGTCCACGCCGGACATTTGCGACGATGAGGCGTTGATTATTGATGGCTATGTTGCGTCATTCCTGCGGTCGTTCGATGATGATGGGCGCATACTGATGGCGTATCTATCAGCGGGGTGCAACGTGTCTGCTATCACTCGGCATCTTGGTGTATCGCGTGAGAGGGTGAATCAGGCGCTGGCGTTCTCGATTGGTCATCTCGGCGCTCTGATTTTTCAGGGTGATGAGTGAATATCTGGCTGGATGTCGGTATTTTGGCGTTGGCATGGGTATCGGTGTTCGTCAATCACCTGTTTTTTAGACGTGAGAGAAATCGCAGCAATGAGTTGCCAACCACCAGCAAAAAAGCCCCGCCTTTTTCTGGCGGGGTTGAGAGAAATGAGAGATACATGACCCCGCCGCATCCCGTGCCGGATAATGCGTGCCTAATTGTGTTTAGAGGTGACCCGAGGTGGGATGATGAGGCGAGTGGCTGATGAGGCTATTAGCAGAATTGATAGAGGTGATGCAGGATGATTATTGAGAAAACAGTTGATATTGACGGTGGGCAAATGTCCAGGATCGGCAGACATAGATGGAGTGTGGCTAGACTGATATTTTTGTCTAGAAATTTTGAGGTTATGGAAATATCGCTAAATCATCTAAATGTTGCAGACTCGTATGACCATCTGCGGTTGCGGGATATGGTATCTCACATGCGGGCTGTTTTATCCGCAGATCTGAGCAAGCCAATTATTTTGGATGAGGATGGCGAGATAATGGATGGCAGGCATAGGGTTATGAAGGCGCTGTTGAATAATGAGCCGACGATCCGAGCAGTTAGGTTTGATGTTAACCCAAGCCCTTGCCGCTATTGTAATCCTGGTGGCGATGAGTGATCGACTAAACAGGCGGCGACTAATGACTGATCTAAAAATTATTTGCATGTTTTGCGGAACAATAGTATAGTTTTCACATAAGCTGCCGAAAACAGCGACCAACACCAAGCCACGCCTTTGAGTGTGGCTTTTTTATGTCTAAAATTTGAGGTCTCACGATGTCGGAATCTAATTTTGATGCTGCGATGGATGTGCTTTATCAGCACGAGGGCGGGTACTCAGACGATCCGAGCGATCATGGTGGTGCTACAAAATTCGGCATCAGTCTGCGATTTATGAAATTGATCGGCTACGACACGTCTGGTGATGGCCATATCAATAAATTCGATGTTCGTATTCTGTCAAAGCGGCAGGCAACTGAGATTTATCGAGAGCGATTCTGGGAATATTACAATCTGGATCAGATTAATGATGAGGGTGTTGCAATCCGCGCGATGTCGTTTTTCGTCAACATGCGAGGTCGCACAGCAGCAAAAATCATTCAGCGCGCACTGATTGCGTGTGATTGCGTCATCAAGGACGATGGTGTTATCGGTGCCAAGTCGATTACTGCAATCAATTCCACTCCACCATCTTCATTGATTCCAGCGATTCGATCCGAGGCTGCTGGTGTCTATCGTCGCATTGCCGCCCGGGATGCGAGTCAGTTGAGATTTTTGCGCGGCTGGTTGAAGCGGGCCTACTACTAATATTTTTGGAGATTCACCATGTTTTCACGTTTCAAAGAGCCAAGCACTTGGGCTTCAATCGCAATGATTTGCGGTATTTTCGGTTTCAATGTTGACAGCGAAACCCTGCAACTGATCACTCAGGTCGGCACCGGTCTGGCAGCATTGGTCGGTGTTTTCATGCCGGAACAAGCCACAGCATAATCAACGCGCCAAGGATGGCAGTTTTAACAAACCATAACCATAACCATAACCATAATCATAAGATATCATGCCAGAAAAAGACCCCAACAGTTACGAACTAATAACCTACATTTGGGTCGTTGTATTATCAGCATGGGCAGGCGTAGCAAACTACATTCGACGAGTGAGGGAGGGTAAAAACTCCCATTTTTCACTCGGGGAGCTGGTTGGCGACATAGTGATAAGCGGATTTGTTGGGGTGATCACGTTTTTTATGTGTGAGTCAGCAAACATCAATCAAACCATGACCGCTGCAATTGTTGGCATATCAGCGCACATGGGCAGCAGAGCAATCATGACGCTCGAGTGCTGGCTAAAGAAAAAATTGGATCAGAAAATAGGGTCAGAAAATCAATGAGTGATGGCGTTGACAAAGGCGGTCGCCCGATGATCGTTTTCGATGCGGATCAGGTCGCTCAGGTTGAGGCATTGGCATCTGTTTTGAATATGGAGCAGATAGCTGATTATTTCAGCATTGCTGAGAATACATTTTTGGCACTCAAGAAGCGGCAGCCCGAGGTTTTTGCGGCATATAAACGAGGCCGAGCTAAAGCTATTTCGGATGTCGGCGGTGGATTGCTATCAAAGGCACTGGATGGGGATACAGCAAGCGCAATTTTCTATCTAAAAACTCAGGCTGGGTGGCGTGAAAAAACAGAAGTCGAGCATTCGGGCGAGATCAAGAATACTGCTCCATCAATCAATCTGGTCGTGAAGAGTGGCGGCACTTGATTTAGAGCTGCATGAGCGCCAGAGTGAGGCGTTTTTAAGCCCCGCAACAGAGATTCTTTATGGTGGCGCGGCAGGTGGCGGCAAATCGCATCTAATGCGGGTTCTGGCCATAACGATGGCGTTTGAGGTTGGTGGGTTGCAGGTCTATCTATTTCGCCGTTTGAGTGATGATCTGTATAAAAATCACATGGAGGGTGCTGGTGGGTTTTTCGCACTGCTGCTGCCGTGGATTGAGTCGGGGCATGTTAAATACAACGGCTCAAAAAATTATATTCAGTTCTGGAATGGCTCTAAAATATGGTTGAGCCACTGCCAGCACGAAAAAGACAAATTTAAATATCAGGGCGCAGAAATTCACTTGCTGCTGATTGATGAATTGACCCATTTTAGTGAGTCGATTTATCGGTTTTTGCGTGGCAGGACGCGCCTCGGTGAGCTGAAATTACCAGAAAAATACATTGGAAAAATGCCGATGGTGTTGAGCGGATCAAATCCCGGTGGCGTTGGTCACAACTGGGTCAAACGCTCGTTTGTTGATCTATCTGCACCAATGTCGGTTAAGCGCATGAGTCGAGATGAAGGTGGCATGTTGCGCCAGTTCATTCCGGCTCTTCTGTCAGACAACCCAACATTGACCGATAGCGATCCAGATTACGCCGATAGATTGGGCGGCCTTGGTGATCCGGCGCTGGTCAAGGCGATGCTCTCAGGTGATTGGAATATCGTCAGTGGTGGCGCTCTGGATGATGTTTGGAGTGATAAACTAATACTGGAGCCGTTCAACATCCCGAGTAATTGGCGGGTGGATCGGTCGTTCGATTGGGGTAGCTCACACCCGTTTTCTGTTGGCTGGTGGGCTGAGTGTGACGGGTCGGAGGTTGAGACCGCTAACGGCGTGATATGTCCACCAGCAGGCTCCCTGATCCGCGTTGCTGAGTGGTACGGGTCGGATGGCATTGGCAGCAACAAGGGGCTGAAATTATCGCCCTCTGAAATTGCTGTCGGGATCAAGGGGCGTGAGGCCGAAATGATCATCAGCGGATTGATTCAGTCAACGCCGCACGCTGGCCCTGCTGATAATCAGATTTCAGGAACAATTCGCTCTGATGTTGCGACAATCGCGGATTCGATGGCTGAGTGCGGTATTTACTGGACTAAATCAGACAAAAGCGCGGGGTCTAGGGTTGGGGGGCTTGAGTTGCTTCGGTCGAGAATGCGTGAATCTGGCAGAGATCACCCTGAGCAACCGGCAATCTATTTTTTCAACAGTTGCATGGCGGCAATATCAACACTGCCGGTACTGCCGAGAGACAAACGTAAACCTGACGATGTGGACACGAATTCAGAGGATCACTGCTATGATGAGATTCGCTATCGAGTGTTGTCAGGCCGCAGACAGGTAATGGAGATTGATGTGAGGATGGGGTTTTGATGTTGAAAAAAATCGTTTGCACTCTGTCCGTCACTGCTCCGTCTGCCGTGATTCTGTTCACGGGTTATATTTTGGGATTCAGGCCGCCACTGACTCGTTATGAGTTGGCAGCATCTGTGATCGGTGTTTGGGTTGGTGTTGGGGCATCTATTTTGTCGTTTGTGTTCTGCATGATGATTGAGGCTAAAAAACGTGGCTGATGTTTCGTTCCAGCGCGCAGATTATCAGGCTGTATTAGCTGATTGGAAGTTGCTCGCCGATGTTGTTGCTGGTGAGCGCGCAGTTAAAGCTGCTGGTACAGCATACCTGCCCAAGCCGAATCCGGCGGATGACAGTGATCACAACCGGCGGCGATATGAGCAATATAAACTCCGAGCCGTGTTTTATGGTGCAACAGGCAACACGCTGGCGGGGTTGATTGGCGCTGCATTCCGAAAGGCTCCTGAGACAAAAATCCCTGACGGGTTAGCTTTTGCGCTCTCTGATATTGATGGCGCTGGAATAAGCATCTACCAGCAGGCGCAGAAAACGCTAGGCCAAACACTGCTCAAAGGGCGGTGTGGGCTGCTGGTGGATTACCCAGAGACCAGCGGCATTACCTCTGTTGCTACACAACGTCTGCTCAATATACGGGCGACAACGACTAGAGTTAATGCTGAAAATATCATTAACTGGCGAACTGAAATGGTTGGCGGGTCGGCCAAACTGTCACTAGTTGTCATTAGTGAGTCGCATGAAGTGGTTGATGGGTTTGGCTCCACCGATGAGCAGCAGTTTAGAGTTCTGCGACTGATTGACGGCGTTTATTTTGTCGAGATTTGGCGAATGAACGAGGCAAAAACACAGTGGGTTTTGTCGTCATCTATTGCTCCAACTAGGGCGGATGGCTCAAATTGGGATCAAATCCCGTTTGTGTTTGTCGGCGCAGAAAACAACGATCACGAGATTGATAGAGCACCGCTGCTGCCGATTGCACTGTTGAATCTGGCGCACTATCGAAACTCAGCAGATTATGAGGATTCGGTTTATTTTTGCGGCCAACCGCAACCGTGGATGTCTGGGCTTGATGTTGAATGGCGCAATCATTTGCAGAAAACTGGAATCACCATCGGCTCGGGTGTGACGCTGCCAATCCCCAAAAATGGGGCGTTCGGCATCGAACAGGCATCACCAAACACGCTGGCGAAAGAGGCTATGGATCAGAAAGAGCGGCAGATGATTTCTCTTGGTGCTCGGGTTATTGAGCGTTCGGTGGCGGCAAAAACCGCAACAGAGGTGGACAGTAACGATTCTGTTCAGCACTCAATACTGTCTCTCGCAGCGTCCAACGTGTCGGCTGCATACACAAAATGTCTTGGATGGATGGCCGAGTTTATGGGCGTGCCTGGTGGCATTCTGTTTGAGATCAGCAGAGAGTTTGCAAGCAAATCACTTGATCCGCAGATGATTACCGCTCTTGTTGGTGCGTGGCAGTCCGGCAAATTGCCAGAATCTGATTTGTGGAACTACTGGCGAAAGCACGGATTGATTGAGGGTGATAAGGGCGACGAGTCAATCAAAGCCGAGCTGGACGCTTCTGGTGTTGGGCTTGGGCTTGAATAATGCCGGTTCCAAATCAACTGGCAGATACAGCGATCAGGCATCAGGTTTTTTTAGAGCGGTTGAAGGCGAGCGAGGCAAGCAAATTTTTGTCGGTTGCAAAATCAATCGACGCTGCAATCAGGTCGGCTCTTGATGGGCGTGATGATCTGTCATCAATGCCGAGGGGTCGGTTTAAAAAACTGATTGATGGCATTAGGGCGACAATTTCGGGGCTGTACAGTGGTTTTGCGGTTGAGTTTTTCGCTAAACTGTCCGAGATTGCTGGTTATGAGGTAGAGTTTGAGCTGGGAGCGCTTAAAAAAGCGGTTTCCGGTGTGGCGATCAGTTCGGTGGAGGTCGCGAAGGTAGTCAAGCTTTTGATGGATTCACCGCTGTCTATTCGCGGTTCCGATGGTGGAAAATTGCTCCAGCCTTTTGTTGATGATTGGGGTAAATCCGACACCGACATGATCGTAGGTGCTATTGTTCGCGGTGCTTCAGAGGGTCAGAGTAACAGCCAAATCGTTCAAACAATTCGCGGCACTCGAAAAAACAGATTCTCTGATGGGTTGATACGGGCATCGACACGACACGCTGAGGCGATCACCCGCACGGCTATACAGCACGCATCGAGCGTGGCGCGTGAAGCAGTGTGGGTTGAGAACAAAGAGCTGATTAAAGGTCTCGTTTGGCTGTCAACGCTTGACGGGCGAACAACGACACGCTGCCGGTCTCTGGATAATGTGGAGTTTAAAATTGGTGAAGGCCCTCGCCCCCCAATCCACATTGGCTGCCGGTCTCTGGTTGTTCCGAATGTGAAAAAAAGCGCATTGAAGGGTGGCACAAGGTCATCACTGGGCGGCTATGTATCCAATGATGAAACCTACTACTCATGGCTAAAGAAGCAGCCACAGGCGTTCCAGAGCGAGGCTATTGGCGGCACGAGAGCCAAACTGATGCGCGATGGCGGATTATCCGCCGATGAGTTCGCTAAACTGAATTTAGGCCGCAACTTCGAGCCGTTGACGCTCGATCAGATGCGAAAACTCGAACCGTTGGCGTTCGAGAGGGCAAATATTTAGCGGGGTTGCTGGGCAGCTCTGCAAATCACCACCTGCATTAAGCGGGTTCATTCGCTGCCAGTGGCGGCAAAGCACTTTTCTAGGGGAACAGTGATGGCGTTGAAATTTGAAATTGATAATTTGGATGGTCTCGATGATGCAATCAAGGCACTTTATGTCGAAAAAAACGGGAAATACCAGCTTGCTGTTGATGGTGTTCCACAGGCTGGCGATGATTCCGGCCTAAAAGCAAAAGTGGATCAACTTCTCGCTGAGAAAAAAGCCGAGGCCGAAAAGCGCCGCGCAGCAGAAGAAGCCGAGCGCACCGCACTGGAAGAAAAAGCGCGAGCAAGCGGCGACAATGCAGCGCTATTGAAATCAGCGCAGGAGCGCATTGCAGCAATGGAGGCTCAGGCCGCAGCATCGAGCGCTTTAGCTGCTCAGAATGAAGTGGCGCGGGTGTCGATGGAGATCAGCGCGAAAATCTCAGACGGCGCGAATCAAAAAATACTCAGTAGATTTATTGCTGATCGGTTGAAATTTGGTGATAACGGGATTGTCGTTACAGATGCGAACGGAAACCCAACAATTTCAACCGTTGAACAGTTGCAGGAAGAATTCAAGTCATCGGCGGAGTTCGCTTCGCTGGTGACTGCTTCAAAAGGCTCAGGCGGCGGGGCTGCTGGGTCGGGAGGTGCTGGCGGGGCTAGCAAAAAACTCTCAGAAATGAACGAGGCCGAGCGTGTTGCTCTGGCAAAATCAAACCCAGAGGCGTTTGCCGCCCTAATCTAATTTTGAGGTTTATATCATGGCTCTTACAGATGTAATTATTCCATCGGTCTATAAAACATATCAGGCCGAAAACTCACCCGAAAAAACCGCATTCGTTGAGAGCGGTGTGATTGTTAAAAATCCATCACTCGACACTGCTGCCAGTGGCGGCCAGCTTGTTGGTCTGCCATTTTGGCGTGACCTTGATGGCGCAGCCGAGGCGAATGTCTCGGACGGCAACCCTGCAAACACTGGCGCAACCCAGAAACTGACGGCAGGCGAGCAGATTGCCCGTGTTGCCAACTTGAACAACGGCTGGACAGCATCCGATTTGGAGGGCGAGTTGGCCGGAGCTGATCCAATGACCCGCACTGCCTCACGCACCGGATCGTATTGGCTCAAGCAGTGGCAGCGCCGCATTATTTCAACGGCCAACGGCGTAATGGCCGACAACATTGCAAATAATTCCGGTGACATGGTTAATGATATTTCAATCGCTGACGGTGCCGCAGCCGGTGCTGCAAACGTGTTCAGTCGCGCTGCGTTCACTGCCGCTGCGTTCACAATGGGTGATGGTGTCGATGGCCTGTCAATGATTGCCGTCCACTCGATGATCTACAAGCGGATGGTGGACAACAACGACATCACGTTTATTAAGCCGTCTGAGGGGTCTATTTCAATTCCGACATTCTTGGGCAAGGCCGTCATTGTTGATGACTCCATGCCTGTTGTTGCCGGTGTCACGAGTGGGTTTAAATACACCTCAATCCTGTTTGGTGCTGGCGCGTTTGGGTTCGGTGAGGGGGCTGCAAAAATGCCCGTTGAGATCGAGCGAACTGCCGCAGGCGGCAATGGCGGCGGCATCGAGACTTTATGGGAGCGCAAGAGCTGGATCATTCACCCCTTGGGCTACAAATTCAACAACGCCACTGTTTCCGGCGCATCTCCGACCATTGCTAATTTAGCATTGGCTGCGAACTGGACGCGGGTTGTTGACCGCAAATCCGTGCCAATGGCGTTCCTGATCACCAACGGCTAATTATTGATGGCCAAGGACGGCCAAAAGAGGATTTAATCATGGCTAAAAAAGAAGAAATTAAGGCTGTTAAGCAGCCATCAATGTCGGAAATGTTGGCAGCACAACGAAAAATTGACAAGTCAATCGAGAGCAAAAAAGCCGCCGATGTTGCCAAATCGTTGATTGGTGCGATGAACTCTGGTCAGAAATCAAAATGATTGTTATCGAGGATGGCTCTGTTGTCAGCGGGGCAAACAGCTACATAACCCTAACTGATGCGCGGAATTACGCGACCCAGAGAGGGGTTGCCCTGCCAACCGATGATGCTCAATTGGAGGCTCTGGTTATTCGCGCCTCTGATTACCTCGATTTAATTGATGATTTTGTTGGCAGTCCATCTGCTCTCGATCAGGATTTGCAGTGGCCTAGAACGTCATTTTCTGGGATACCGCGAAAATTGGTTGTGGCTCAATGTGAGTTGGTCATTGAAGGCCAATCCAAGGATTTGATGCCGAGCAGTGAGGGTAGAGAGGTGCTTTCCGAGAACATCGGTGGCGTTATCTCCACAACCTACGCCCCAACCGGCACGGCCTCGCATCGGCCATTTTTCCCGCGTGTTGACGCTCTTTTGTCGAGTCTCAGGGATCGGCCAGCAGTGATGCGGTGTGCCAGATTTTGAAATACGACGACATTATCGTGATGATGGCCGTGGCTGTTTTTTTCACTATTGCTGTTTTCGCAATGAGGTTATTTTGATGTTCAAGGTTATTGTTTTATTGCTGTCATGCACAGCAGTCAATGCTGCCGGTTTCGGCGCTGCTTATTTCCGTATTCCGTTCAACATTGACCGTGTTGTTGACGGCGACACGATGGACGTGATTGTTCAGCCGTGGCCAAAACTCCACATTGATGATCGTGTTCGGCTTTACGGCATAGATACGCCGGAGAAGCGGACGCGCAATCTATGTGAGAAGGCGCTTGGCTTGCAGGCAACAAAATTTGCAGTTGATTGGCTCAACTCGCACGAAAATCTAACGATGGATCTGATTGGCAGGGGCAAATATGGAAGAATGCTGGTGACGATCTGGAGCGGCAACTCATCTCTAAATCAAGAGCTGATCGACGCAAATCTGGCCAATCCGTATTTCGGAAAGGGCAAGAGAAAGCCGTGGTGTATTGACGGCAAACGAATTTAGCAAAACGCTGAATCTGGTCGGGTTTCGCGGGTTCCGGTCAGTATTAAACCGCATTTTAAGAAGGTAATTTGTTATGGCTGATTTTTCCAGCAATATCTCTGCATTAGCGTCTGTATTAGGCGTTGAGTTTGACACCCTTGATCGTGCAGTACGTGCGCTTGAGTCTAGCGGTGCAACTCGCCAACAGGCAATTGACAGCCTCAGCTTGAGCTTGACTGATTTGCAGACTCAAGTTAACTCATTGAACCTGAGCGCAATCATCGACGACACCGTCACCGATCCTACAAAGGTATGGTCGAGCACCAAAGTTACCGCCGCGATTGCTGCCGCAAAAGACAGCATTTTAGGTGGTGCTGGCGCTGCTTACGATACGCTGCTTGAGCTGCAAAACCTGATCACCGCGAATGGTGGCAGTGTTGTTGACATTCTGTCTGCACAGGCAAAACGTGTTGCCGTTGATGTTGCTCAAAATTTCACGGCTGCTGAGCAGGATCAGGGTCGCGCAAACATTGGCGCAATGTCTCTGGCCGCGTTCGATGCATACAAATTGTTGGTCGGCGATCTGACCACCGATTTTGTGACCGTGTTCCGCGATGCTCGCGTGGCTGCTGCCTCAGTTTAACTGGCGCTTGAGGCGGCTCCGGCTGCCTCATTTATTATTATGACTCTCATAGAATCATTGATAGCAGTAATAGAGCTGGCCGGGGCTGATGTTGGGCAAATACAAGCCAATCTAACGCTACAGCAAGCGGCGGTTTCTCAACTGCAATCTGCAATTTTACTCAACTCAACAACATCGCAAGGCCGATCTCCGGTTTTGGCGAACAATCAGATTAATTTTTATCAAAAAATAGCGCTCAGAGTGACCGATATTCTACGCCGAAGAGGCCAGATTTTGACGCTGGATCATACCAGTGGATCGGCGTTCGACCCGATCACGGGTATAGAAACCCACTCAGTCGATCAGCTCAATATTTACGGGGCGATGGACAAAAACAGTCAATCAGTTTCACAAAGCGGCTTGGGTGTAACCAGCAAAAGCCGCGCATTTATCGAGCCGTCATACTCTGCCGAGGTCGGGGATTCTCTGACCGAAAATGGCAGGGTTTGGGCGGTCTCAGGAGTTGAAATGTACCAGCCGTCCGGCATTCGATTGCTGTCAATTTTGGAGCTTGAGCGATGAGCTTTGCGGACAGGGTTGCTGCGTTCACACAGCGCGCAGAGCAGGCGGCGAGGGATATTCACCGCTCTGTTTCAATCGAGCTGTTTAGTGCCATCGTTCGTGATACGCCAGTTGATCGCGGCGATCTTCGCGGGAGCTGGCAGGTAACGGTAGGCTCTCCACCGTCATCTGATGCTATTGGCGACCCAATGTCCGCAATCACAGCAACCGTGCCAGATGGGTGGGGTGGGCAGCTCTATCTATCAAACCTAAAGCCATACGCTCACAGGATCGAATATGACGGCTGGAGCCACACAAAAGCCCCAGAAGGCATGGTTAGGCGCAACACGGCAAACATACCGGCGATGATCCGAAACGCCGCTAGAGGGGTTGGGAGCTGATGTTTGTCTCAATAAAGCAGGCATTGTTGACTGAATTCGAGGCAATGGCCTTGGGTCTGCCAACAGCGTATGAGAATAGATCACACCAACCAACCGGAACAGATCCCTGGTGCTCTGTTTTCATCTCCACCAGCAAATCCAGCATCCTGACCGCCGGTCAAAATCCAATGGTTGAGCGCACCGGATTTATTCAGATCGACATTAACACGCCGGTCAACGATGGTGATGGTGTAGCGCTTGGGTATTGCGACAAAATCGAGGCTCATTTTTCCGCAGGATCGTGGGCTGACGATGTTTTGATTTTAACAACTGATCGAGTTCAAGGCCGCATTGTTGATGGCTGGTATCGAATTTCGACAACAACAAACTGGATTCATCGAGGGTAATATCATGGCCGAAAATACAGCTCATCAACTCGCAATAATCGGCGAGTCATCCTATGGCGTAACGCCAACAAATCCCACAATGCAGATTTTGCGGAACACGGGTTGCAGTATCAAGCCCGCTCGTGCCTCTGTTGATAATCCAGAAGTTCGCGCAGACCGGCAACACGCTGGCCTGCGCCTTGGTTCGGTGTCGGTGGGTGGATCAATTGACGGCATCCTCTCGTTTTTGACGTATTCAATGCTCATGGAGGGTGCTTTAACTGAGCAGTTTTTGATTGACACTCCAAGCGCCGGAACCAATCAACTGAAAAACGGCGTTTTGCGCCAATCATTCATGGTCGAGCGTCACTTCACCGACCTTGCCGCAGCAGATAAGCCATTCCACCGCTATCACGGGTGTGAGGTTGCGGGTATGACGTTCAAGGCCGGGCCTGATGCCAACGTCGATATTTCCGCCGAAATTATCGCGCAGTCATTCACAACCGACACAGCGCAGCTCACAGGAGCTACCTACACACCACAAACCGCAGATAAGCCGATGACGCTGCTCGGTGGGAACGTGTCTGTTGGTGGCGCATCGAGCGGTGTTACCACCTCCATTGATATTGCAATCAAAAACGCAATGAGTGCAAACCCTGTTGCCACGTCTAATTTCGGACTCCGGCCATCCATCGGCCCCATCGACGTTACCGGCACGATTTCGGTTTATTTCCTCAACAGCTCAAATCTTGATGCGCTGATGAACGAAACAACAACCTCCCTTGAGACTACGTTCACCGATGGCACAAACGCCTATCGAATCGTTTTCCCGCTCGTTCAGTTTACGGATGCTGGAGTTACAACATCTGGCAGCGGCACAATGGTAGAATCAATACCATTCCGCGCCCTGCCCGATCCGGTGACCGGCGCAACCATTATCATTGAGGAAATTTAATGGCGTTCTCTGATTTTTTCACCAAACCGGCATCAGAGGCCGGTGTAAAAATCCCCCTTCCACTGCCTGATGGCTCCGAGTCATCGGAGTGGGTACTGGTCGCTGGCATGGAGTCCGACCGATACCGGCAGGCAAACGCAATTGCTGAGAGGGAGGCGTTATCCATCCCGTCAGACGTTGATCATGCCGACCGAGTTGAGGCCATGTACGTCACATCAACGCGCCTCATTGCATCACTGATCATCGAGTGGTCGTTCAAAAAGGAGTTGAGTCTGAGTAGTGCCACTGAATTGCTGGACAACGCCCCCTACATTCGAGATCTGATTAACCGGAGCGCAGCAGACAGAGCGGCATTCGTTAAAAAAAAGCCGTAGATTTAATTGATGCGGCGCAGTCGTGGTGGGATCTGGAGCAGAGGGACGACAACGGAATCTCAGTCAGGGAGCATTTAGTATCCGTTGAGCGACAAACCGGAGAAACGCCACGCGAACTGCTGGAAGAAAAAGAAATACCCACTGAATTTCAGTGGCTGTGGGGGTGCTTCTTTGAGATTAAGAGGCCATCCACTCCAGTTGATTTGTCCTCCATCAATCAGTGGCAGCTCTCAACCGGAATACGCCTACAGTGGTATGAGTGCGATCTAATTTTAGGCATCGACGGAGTTATCAACAATGCGAGAAAACAGAGTTGTGAGTAAAAATGGCTGAGGACATTGCATCGCTCGTAATCCGCGTTGACTCTCGTCACGTCGAGACAGCAACCAGCAGCCTGAGCCGATTTTCACGCTCTGGCGTGGCAACTGAGCGTGCAAATAAAAGCCTTGGCGGGTCATTCGCTGCGTTGGCCGTGGCGGTTGGCGGTGTTGGCCTTGCTGCTGCTGGACTGAAAAAACTCACCGATGTTACCCGCGAAACGCAAATATTTGGCGCAACTCTCGAAACAGCCACAGGCTCCCTTGAGGGGTCGCGAATTGCGTTCGAGGCGCTGAATGATTTTGCAAAAGAGACCCCCTACACTCTCGATCAGTCGATTGAGGGATTTGTAAAATTAACCAACCTCGGCCTCAATCCGTCAGAGGAGGCCATGCGCTCCTACGGCGACACCTCTGCAGCTCTTGGCAAATCAATGATGGATATGGTGGAGGCGGTTGCCGACGCCACCACGGGCGAATTTGAGCGCCTGAAAGAGTTCGGCATTAAAGCCAGCGTTGACGGTGATCGTGTTTCCCTGCGGTTCAAGGGGGTTACGACTGAGATTGGCAACAACGCTGCTGCGATTGAGGATTACCTCATAAAATTGGGGCAAGACAATTTTGGCGGCGGCATGGCCAAGCGCATGGATACGCTGGACGGCAAAATAGCCAACTTGTCGATGGCATGGGATGGTCTATTCAGAACCATCGGGAGCGGTGATGCTGGCGGCTTGATAGAGGATTCAGTCACAGCCGCAACCGATGCTATCCAATCGCTAAACGACCTGCTCCAGAGCGGCGAGTTGGCAGCCTCTGTTGATGCCAATTTATCGAGATTCGCCTACGTCACAGATGCGGTTGATACTGCATTTTCTGAAATATCTGGAATCATAGAGAAAAATCTAGGTGTTGGTGCTGCCGATGATCTGAAGGGTGGTGTTGTTGATATTCTCTCGCGCTCATTCAATGAGTTCCCCGAAAATGTCCACGCCGCGATCCAGTTGGCAACAGTTGAAGTTGCAAATTTCGTCTCAAAAGCGGCAGCTTATGGTGATGACATTGCCAACAGCCTTAAATTCTGGAGCGATTCAAACAGCAGTCTCGATTCAGAGTTGAAAAACATTGATTCGGCCTACACTGACTCTGTTGCTTCAATTCTCGCACAGAGAGATGCGGCGCTTTCTGAGTTCGACAAAAAATCACAAACCATCACCGCTATTTCAGCTATCACCGATGCGGCCACTGGGTCGTTTGATGCCATAGCTGGCATGGGTGTCAGAATCAAAGAGCAGGGGGATTTACTTGAGGTTCGGTTTGGCGGCGTAACAAAAACAATCGCCAACGATGCGGAGTCAATCAAGAGCTATCTGCTCAACGCATTCACTGTGAAAACGCCTGATTTTGGCGGTGTAACCGGCAGTCTGGCTCAGGCGGCAGCAATGGCGGAGGCCATCGGTAGCGCGGCTGGCGGGTCATTTGATGCCCTGAATGAGTTCGGCGTTAAATCAAAAACTGTTGGCAGTGATGTTGAGTTCACGTTTCAGGGTGTCACCACAACTGTTCTGAATAGCTCAGACTCAATCAAAAAATACCTGACTGAGATCGGCCAAACTGATTTGGGTCTAAATAATCTCGATCAAATGGTGCGTTCGTTCGATAAAATTGAGAAAGCAGCAAAGAAAGCGGCCGGGCCAGCAGATAGAACGGCTCAATTCCAGTTTAAAGCTCCAGATTCAGCGCCAACAATTGACCGAAAAGAGGCGGCAAAGTCCCTCAAGGAATATCAAAAACTAATCACGAAAGCGCACGCTTCTGAGATCGAAGCCGAAAACGCTCACTATGCCAAACTGAGCGGCGTTGTTGATACTGCATTTAGCAACAAAGTCATCTCCATCGCATCGTATAACGCCGATACAGAGCGCCTGACAGCGGATCATAGAGTTAAGCTGCAAGAGATCCAATTCAACGCGCAGTACGGCATGAGCCGCGATGATTTGGCTCAGCGTGTGACAGAGATCAGGTCTGGATTGGATGCAGAGGCTGCGGCTGTTTCGTCGCATTACGTGGAGCTGCAACAGATTGCCGACGATGCGCGATCCGCTGATGTTATTTCGATCAGTGAATACCAGCAGACCAAAGCGCAGTTGGCAGCAGATTTTCGTGCTGAAAAACTGGATTTGCAGGTTCAGAATGAATTTGGAGTGACGGCAGATCAGGCGCTTGCTGGTGTCGAACAGATCAGAGCAAAAAACGCTACTGAGCTAGAGATTCTAAATGAATCACTGACAGAGAAATCAATGCTGATTGAGGCCGCTTTTGTCTCTGAGCAGATCACGGCGCAGGAGCGAAACACTCTGCTAGAGGGCATCGAGTCAGACCACCAGAAAGCAATGCACAACATAACGATGCAGGGGTGGCAGTCTCGGGCAAATATAGCCACCGGCATTCTTGGCAACATCCAGCAAGCAATGGCAGGTGGGTCAAAAAGAGAGTTTGAAATAGGCAAAAAAGCCGCAATTGCAACCGCTGCAATCAAAGGTGGTGAGGCTGCTGTTTCGTCATTCGCTGCCGGTGCGAAAGTGGGCGGCCCCATCCTCGGCGGAGCGTTCGCCGCTGCGTCATTACTCGCAACAACAAAGCAGATATCAAACATCCAGAAGCAAAGTTTTGGCGGTGGAGTTTCGAGTTCTGGCGGTGGTGGGGCGGTGTCTGTGGGCAGCAGCAGTGGAGGTGGTGGCGGGTTCTCTGGTGCCGGATTGTCCCAGTCACAACAACCGCAACAGACCCAGCAAAAACAGCCAACAACCATCCAATTTATTGGGGATTTTCACGGAGTATCACCGGAAACCATGCAAAATTTAACAGATCACCTTGTTGAGCAGCTCGACAACGGGGCTATCCTGTTTGGTCCAGGCACTGAACAAGCAGCGGCGCTCTCAGCATGAGCACTATAATCTACACAGCAGAGCGCAAATTGGCCGCTGGCCACATTGCCGGCCAGTCGTACTACCTCGATTTCACAGTATCGCAGCTCGACGATGAGTCCAGAGAGATCAGTAAAACTACGCTGTCGATGGGTGGCAGCAGTCAATCAATTATCGAGCGCATTGAAGAGCGTTCGGTGATCACCACCACATTCATCCACTATAATGATATTGGTGCATGGCGAGAGTTTCAATTCAGCGTGGCGGGTCGTGCCGCCATCATTCTCGATGAGCTGAATGAAGCAACGTATCAGACCCCATCTAATCAAAGAGCTGCTTCCATCGAATCAATGCCGAAAATCAACAGAGTGAGCGCGGACTATTTCACCGTGTCGTTCACTGCAATCTACGGATAAAAAAAATGAACCCAATTTTTCAGGGCAAAATCAATCAGTCAAAAATTGACTATCGAATCACAATCGCCATTTCATTCGACGCTGCGAACACGGATGTTGTCTATTTGACCTCGCACCATGACGGCGTAGCACCATCAGGCGCAGTGGTGATTCAGGGCGTGATTAAATCCGGATCCAGCGAATCCGCACGCGCCGACATCCTCAAGGGGGAGTTCACTATCGGCGGCGGGTCGGTCAAAATCGTTGACATCAATGGCCAAATCTCGCAACTACTGGCCGACAAACGCGCAGCAAATAAGGGGTTGCGTGGCCAGAGAATTCAGGAGTGGGCGGGTGCTGCTGGTATGGCATTCGCTGATTATCATCTGGTCAACTCGTTCAGAATCGACGGCAACGTAGTCTATAATTCAGGCGTTTACACGTTCAACTCTCGTGATATTCAACTCCAATCCAATGTTGATATTTTCGATCCGGACAAAGGCAATCTGTCAAAAACAGTAACCGAAGCGCAATCACACATTCCGATTTTAACAACGGACACATTCGCAACAACGTATCACGACGCTGGCCACAGCTACCGACCGCTTGAAACCTACGGCCTTGCCAAAATTGGCACCAAAAACGGATTTGAGATCATTGCCCACAACGGCATTTTCACTCACGCAACCGATGGCCCATCTCTGGCAGTCATCGAGCGCGGCGTTTTCGGCACCCGTGCAATTCCGCACGACACCGATCCAGCAGCACAGGCCAACCGACAACCAATCATCACGGAATACATCTACCGCGAGGGCGCAGCGCCTAAAATCCTGCTTGAAACACTCCAGGGCAAATTTTATAGCGGGCACGCAATGCCGAGTCATTGGGGAGTGGGGATTGATCCGGCCAACATCGACATCACATCGTTTGAAAACTCACCGCACTGGAACACTGCCGACGATTCTGGAACCGTTCTCAGGTTTGAGGACATCGGCAGAGCCAAGGCGAAAACATGGTATCAGAACGAGATATTGCGATGGATCACATCCCTGATCCGAGTGAACAACAACGGCTCTCTGACCCTGCAATCTGTCTCTGTACCTACTCCCGGTGCCGGTTACTCGTTCGTGATTGATGAATCGAACTGCATCAGTGTTGGCGCAATCAATCACAACCAATCAGCAGTGGCCAACATTTTCAGCATGCAGTGGGGGTGGTCTCCAGACCTAAAACAATTCCTCAAAGATGGCCCCACATTCGTTGACGGAACATCCATTGCGCGTGAGGGCATCGGCAAAAAAATAGAGTGGAAAATGAAGGGCGTGCATTCTGGGTCTGCTACGGATTCAGATATTGCAACCGTGTTTGATGGTCTCCGCTCGTCCTACGCCGCACCACCGATCACCACCTCTGTCGTCTGCAATCTCACTGCTGCTGGAATTGATGCTGGTCAAAACGTGCGCCTCAAAATCAGCAATCTGCTCGATGCAAACACCGGTCAATCGCTGAACAGGACGTTCCGAGTCGATCAAAAAACAGTGGATTTTAAGAATGGCAAAGTGTCTCTTAGGCTGTTCGGCGCTCCACTCCGAGGGGGCGCAATCAGTCGGGCGACCGGCACTGCTGCGCTGAACGATCTTGCCTATGAGAGCAAAACACTGCTCTCAACTCAAATACCGATCACAAACAACGCCACAACCGGCGGCACGATTGCTGGCGCATCGGTGATGAGCGCTGCTGAATACACTCATCTAGGTGATCTGTCGATTGATGCCGCGACCAACATCGCTGGCCGCAACTGTAGAATATGGATCAGAGGATTTTTGACGATCAACGCGCCAATCACTGCCGAAGGTGGTCTGTCGCTTGGGTCTGGAATCCTCGGGTCTAGCATGGGTGGGGGAGGCCTCACTGTTACTCAACGCGATCTGTTTGGGACTAAAACAGAGGATCGAATCCTGCAACTTCCGCAATATGCCACGCAAAACAAAAACGAGATCGACTTCTTCCCGATCAAAAATAATGGCGATGGTGTGGCCGGGCTGCCTGACGACCTGTCCGGCAGTCGCGGTGCTGCTGGGCAAAAGGCAGAGCACACTGATAACTATTCTGGCGTGACATCAACCGCTTACGGCGGTCTAGGCGGTCACGGTGGCGGCGGGATTGAGATCATTTGCCGTGGGCTTGCTTTCGGCGCAAACGGCAAAATCATCACGTCCGGCCATGATGCTGCTATCCCCAATTTTTTGTTCACCGGAGATAAAAACCTGCACCCCGGCACGGGTGGTGGTGGCTGCCCCGGCGGTGCTTTGATCTGCATCGACGGCAACCACACACCGCCAACGATCATTGGCAACGTAGAGGCATTTACTGGATTGTCGCCCGTCCACTCCTCAGTTTCAGAATACATCCCAAGCGGCCTTGGAGTGCAGTACTCCAGATCGTCGTACAACCCCGTTTCAGAGCAGCGTGGAACGTCTGGCGAGGATCGAACCGGCTCTGTCGTTGCGATCCAATACATCCCACCCCAAGAAACCGCTCAACAGGACGCAAACCCCGTGCATAAATTAATACCACCAGCAGCATTCACAGCAGCAGACGGCACTCTTGAGCCTGCATTGCCTGCGAATCAGGGGCAATCCCTTCAGCAGATTGAAATGGGCTGGCAGGAGATCACAGATCCGCACTGCTCAGGCTATGAGATTCAGAGCAAACAGAGTGCGGTGAGTTCGTGGCATACGGTCTCACTCATGAGCGATCCTGCATCCACTGCCGCAGCCTTCACCGCGTCTCAGGGTGTGGCCTACGATATTCGTATTCGAGCGATCAGCAGTCGTGGCGTTGACGGCCACAGCGCATGGAGCCAGATTGCACACACACTTGCCAGCGCTCCGGCGGCAGTGCAGTGGGGGCAGCTAGACAAGGCATCCGCAGGCATTCCGGCAGACAGTGCGACTGTTGGCGCAGATTGGCGCAGCAATGTCTCCGGTGTTGATACTGGCGCAGTTACGAACGCAAAAAACAAGGAGCTGTTTTTTCCAGACCCCAGCTCGCTATCACAATGGCTCCCTCTTGCTCCAAATGTTGGAATCCTAAAACATTTTTATGGGAATTATTCGGGTGGCGGGGTTTTGCAGGGAATTAGCGGTCTGGTCTGGATGGTTCACAGTGAATTTATCCCGCTAAACGACACCGATTTGATTGAGATGACCGCGCGGGCTTATCTCGATAATGTTGGGGCGGTATTTTTTGGGTGGGCTGGATATGATTCTGCCGACAACCTTGTTAACTATGCCGGTGATAATATTGCCAGCTCTCATTATTACCACTGCGCGGCAAATGTTACCGGAGTGGGCTGGAAAGAGTTTGTTGGTTATTCCAGAGGGCGCGGGGCAACTACGGGGAGTAGTGGGCAGGGGACGATTCAATCGCCCGGCAAATTCCACCCAAATGTCGTGAAAATTCGCCCGCTTATGATCTTGAATTACAACAACACTGCCGGATATGGGAATGTTGACTATATCAAAATCCGCAAAATTCAAACGGCAGCAGAAACACCGTATTCAAGCGGGCAAACACTGGACTCACTAAAGCCTGCTGTTGCTGGCTCTGATGTCACAATCGACAATATTGCAGGGTCATCTGTAAATCTGATCCCGCAGCAATACTCGATTTTCCAATCTCCGAACGGACTCCCAGTGATGGGGCGGTCGGCCAATGCGGCACCGCTACAAGCAACGGGGGTTGGATTCTTCAACGGCTCAAACTCTCTTCGTATTGATGCAAATGGAGGTGATGCTTGGGTTGTTCTCGCCACTTCATCAGTTGATTACAATATCAACATTGATCCAAACTCAAAATGGATTGTGTCGGCTAGAGTAAAGGCAATTGATGCTGTTACTTTTTCTCCAGCGACAGCTCAGGTGCAAATGTATGTCAAGACGAGTGACGGCGTTTTTCATTTAGGACTGACTGATACAACAGATTCTGCGGGGTGGAAAACAATCTCTAGTGCTGTTGACCTGACATCATCAGCGAGCGGTCAGTGCCTAGTTCGCATTGATAGCGATATTGCTGGAAATATTTACTACTGGGACGGCATCATGCTGGAAAAGCAGGTTGGCAATTCCGCATCGCCAAGCGCATTTTCTTTGCCGTCCGGTGATTCAAACAGGGACACTGACTGGACAGCCCCCGCATTAGCAGCAAAAGAACCCGCGCAGGCCGGAGCAGATGTGACCGGAACAAACGTGGCGCTTGGCGCTGATACTGGGGTGGCGGCAACGGGTCAGAGGGTGTTTGTTGATCCCGTTTCTGGCGAGTTAACCGTATCCGTTGGCGGCGCGACTCGATTCACAGCAGGAGTGAGCCAGGCTCCAGGCGCAACAGATTACTCGATAGTTTCAGCCACCAGCATCGACTCAAAAACGGCGATCTACGGCGGGGCATCTGCTGGCGGTGTGGGCGGTGAGTTTGCTTCAAATTCTGGCGCAGCGGTTCACGCATCGACGTTGTCGGGATACTCGATCTATGCAGTGTCTGACAGTGCAGCAAATCCAGCTATCTACGCAAACTCAAGCCAAAATAACGCAATCAGCGGGGTCTCTTCAAGCGGCATCGGCACCGGTGTTGCCGGTAGCGGCGGGTTTGCGGGTGTCAGTGGGTCTGGCGCATCCTACGGCGCTGATTTCTATGGCGCTGGTGCTGGCGGGGTGGGGGTGAGGTCATCAGGCGCGGTTGGAGGTGCGGCATTCTACGCCCAATCGGGAGCATACCTCCCATTTACCGGCGCTCACCCAACCATTATTCCAGGCGACCTTCACCCCGAAATTGGCGACATACTCTGCGAGCTGCGAATTGTCGCAACTCATGGAGTATCTGACGCAATAGCGGTCAGCGGATTTGGTCGATACCAGCAGAATGCAATCGGGGTATTCACGGGATCGGTGCCGTTTTCCGATCTGCCGTATAACTCCGATCCTGCGCTAAACTCACTTACCGCTAATCAGCAACTCACGTTCACAATGGACATGGAGAGGGCGTTTGTGAATGCGCTTGGTGATGGCCTCATCAACGTGTGCGATGAGGCCGGAGAGATTCTAGCTGGTGATCTGATTTGCGTTGCAGAGCGTCACGGCAAGGGTTGCCGTCAGATTCGTGACGGCGATCTGGATGATGTTGTTCGATCCTACACCGTTGCCATTGCCCGTGAAGATGCCGCTTTCGATGATGATGGGCTTGCTCAGATAGCCTGTTTTTATAGATGCGGTTAGCTGCCACCCCATGCTGGGGCTAGATTCCGTGGCGGCTGGTGGCGCTTAGGCACCCCACCCCACCCCACAGGGAGATTATTTTTACGCTCCCTGCTGTCTCTCAGCGCCATCAATTCAGCGTAGGCCATTTTTTCCATGCCAATTGCACGAGACGGGCATTTTGATTTTGCTCTGCGTAGAATCTCATGCTCATCTACTCCGGCGCGTTTCGCAACATCCGCGACCGGCCCCCAATTTTTGCCGGTGTTCACGCTGAATTTTCCGCTCTCATCAATGCGTGTCCTGCGGATTGTCCGTCGATACTCAAACAAATCAGCACCCCTGAGTCCGCGACAATACCTGTTCGATAGCGTCGATAATGTGACACTCTTGATCCGCGCCCACTCCCGCATCGTTTTTTTGACACCATTAATCTCGATCACTGATTCCCTGTTAAAATTATCATTCGTTTTTTTAATTAATGCCTCGCCCTTCAATCCGCGCCCCCACCGATGCGCTGCAACGCGACCAGACATCCCGCTAATTTTTCCGGCATCAACCGAACTCAACCAGCCATGATCTGCACCGCACCAAAACTCGTGCGTGATCCTATTGCCAATCCTGCGCTCTCTGCGCCCAATCTCAATATCACTGATTTTTTCATCTGAGACAGCAGGGGTGGCAGGGGTGGCACCTTGTGATCTAGCCGCCAGCGAATCGCTCACGCCGGACAATATATCAAACACCTGACCGTTTGCGGCACCTCTAATCTCTGCGCGCTCAGTGCTGCCGTATATTGAGCGAACCCACACGCCGTAAACATTCTCGTAAAAACCAATGCTCTTTAGATGCTCTGCCAGTTTCTCGCCTGTTTTCATTTTCCTAACCCTCTGTGTGTGTGTTTGTGTGTATGGGCTTATTATAGTGCGGTTGGCGCATTAGCGCAAGGGTTTATTTAAATTATTGCCATCTCACCGCCTCCAAAACAGCCTTGGCCGCCGTTTGGCCGCGAATAACCGCGAATGCCGCAATATCAGCACTGCGAGCAGCATTCTCACTGCATCGCCCCGCCAGGCCGTGCCACTCAATCACCGCAGCCCTCGCTGCTTTGGCGCGATCAATCGTTAATTTCAGTTGTTTTCCACTCATTTTTCACTCTCCAGTTTTTTGCATAGTGTTTTGAATTTGGCTTTGATGGCCTTGATGTCATCAATCGTTAATTTCTCAGTTCGCTCCCTTTTTTCGACTGCATCAACTCGCTCAATCCCGATTTTATCAATGAGATTAATCCGATAATTCACGATATTGCCGCTCAGATGCGTGTTGCACGGCATACATTGAGCGTGACAGTTGTCCGGATTGAACCGCAACTCTGGATGCGCTCCAACACTGCGATAATGCCCAGCATGGATCTGCCCCGAGTGCATCCGCTGGCAACTGATGCACGGCAACCCCTCGTCTCTCAGTCTAATGTAGCGATTGAACGTCGCCTGCGCCTGTTTGAGCTGATACTGCCGGTCGTTGTCGTTGAGCCTGCGTTTCATTGCCAGCGTCTCGCCACGGCGCTTCTTGTCGGCCTTGGCCTGCGCCAGATCAATGGCGCAGCGTGGAGAGCAGGCAACGTGCAGCGAATTTCTCGCCTCAAATTTCGTGCCGCACTGCCTGCATTTTTTAGCCATCCCAGTCTCCAGACCCAGACCCATACCCATCCCCATACCCACCCCCATCCCCATACCCATCCCCATCCCCATACC